CACATTTAAAATATCCACTATTAAAGCGATATGTAGTTGATGAGATTACACCACCCAAGTTATATGTTTCGGTTGTTTCTGGAATAATGCTGTTGTGTACAACAATATTTGAATTAGCGCTTATATGGTTTGCATAAATGTAGCTCCAATGATAACTACTATCACCAATACTGCCACTGTTATTAGTGGTCGGTTTAAAAGATGTTGCATATAAATCAGATGCATAAACTTTCCAACGATAGGAACTCGACCCTAAATAATATGTGTCAGTGGCTGCAGGGAATAATCCTGAATTAGACGATGACTTACCTAGGAAGGCAAACGTTGTTGTATTGCTCGCGCTGTCATGGACTTTTAGGTTTATTCTACTTTGAGCTGTGTTTGTATACACAGCGGTTAAGTCATTAACCGATTCAAGAGTTTTAATATAGCCACGAGACCACTGATATGACGAACTTCCTAAAGAAGAAGAAACTCCGCTTCCAGTTCTTGGTAATATAGCCCAATCTCCAAGACCAGAAGATTCAAAGCCAAACAGAAAATCGTTATCTGGATATACATAACTTGTTAAAGTCAAATGGTCATTGCCAGTGAAAATAAGGGTTTCGATATATCCTTCTAACCAGCTTTGTGTTCCTGAACCTATACTTCTCGTTTGGGTAATATCTGGAAGAAGCGAATTAAATGTATTTGTTCCTGTCCACGTGTTGTTACCAGATAGTGTTCCACGCTGGCTGAGTGCGGTTACTAAGTCTAGCTGACTTGATATGCTGCCAGAGATATCTCCCCACGCAACGGAACCACCACCGCCGCCGCCGCCCCCTGTTGAACTTATTGTTATACTGTCTGCCCCTTCGCTTATAGTAACGTTTGACCCTGCTACAAGGCTTTTTAATTGGATTTTAGTGTTTGAGACGCCAGTGGATATCCCTGCGCCAGTACCTAAATTGTCTGCACCAGTTATACTACCTCCAACAGGAGATGCATAAGGCTGCCAATACGATGTTTGTGTATCTGGCTGTTTGTTAGTGTTGTCATTTGCAATTGACTGGTAAAGCACGCCCCCATACATACACATTGCGTTCTCATAGTATGTTTCACTATTCGACCACTCAGGGATACCCTTCTGATAAAGGTATGCAAGGTTGCGTGTAAAGGCGTAAAAAACACCGTTCATATCCTCGGCATAGGGAGTTACGTTTCCAGCGTTATCCTCTTCAAGCCATCCAACCGAGAAATTAGCATTTTGAATTTCTTCGACATCCTTTGAATATAAAGGAGTGCCGCCAGCCGTTCTGAAAGCTGTCACTTGTGTGGATTGAGAGTTTTCAGCGAATATCTTTTGTTGTTTACGTTCTAAGTTTGCCATTATGGAAGAACCCTTATAATTTTACGTTTTACAATATACGGAGGATTGTTAGAACTTGTTTGAAAGCCGCGGTCTCCATCGCTTGATGAGCTTGCAGCGCCAAAAGAGCCAACAAAACTATCGCTATTATGAACATGTTCAGCAGAGCGAATTGATATCCCAGTTTGAGACGTCGCGCTTGTTAAGTTGCGATTTTGAGGGAATGTTCCAAACGGTTCTGTATTTCCAACAGGAGTAGGAGGCGATACCATTTTTAGAAAATGTCCAGTGTGGGGTCCTGAAGGCGTACCAGCATCCCACCCAACTTGTGTAGGATTTGCATCAGAACCAGAACCTGTTGACCCTAAAGTAACTAATCGTCTTACTGTCTCAGCGCCCTTTATTGGCGCAGAAGCTGTATAATCACCAAACCTAAATGTATGTTGGTGCATTAAGTTTGGGAGCAATATTCCGTGAGAGTGACCAGAATCTGCAACAATATGGGTATGCCCACCACTCGAGACGATTCGCATGTTTCCAATACCGTGCTTGTGCGGTGGAACGGTAAAGGTCATGTCCCAGCTACCGCCACTTCTTCCAAGCGTACCCCTTGGGTCGTTTCCAGACCTAAATCCAACGGTAAATTTCCCTGTGCTATTTGGAAGATTAAAAGTGGTGCTTCCATTTCCTGCACCAAAAGTTGTCCCAATACGGCTAAATAAAAGGCTATAAGCTGTCCTGCTTATCTCTTGTCCTTGCTCGAACATCCACTTTTCACTTGGCAGGGTGTTTGAGTTCCATTCGAGAGATGCGCCGACTGGCATATAGTCATCCGCACCAGTTGAAAACTTAGTCCAAACAGTAGGATTATCAGGTGGATAAGTTCCTATATTGGCTGTCAGAGCCATGTAAAGAACCGCTTTAGTGATTCCACCTGAAGTTTCATCAACTCGACAAATGCAATTAGGAAAGTAAGGCGTTGCGGCGTTCCATTCTGGAATTCCCTGTTGCAATAAATATGCTAGCTGATAGCTATGGACATAATGAAGTCCATTCATATCTTCGGCATAGGGTCTAATATTACCGCTTAATGTTTCAGGGAACCATCCTCCCTCATATATAGCAGTCTGTATACGCTCAACATCTTTGGTGAAAACTGGGTCGCTTCCACTTTGTGGATTCGGTGTTCCAAATGCGCACATTTGGCTATCTGGGCAGCTATCCGCAAATATTGTTTGTGCCTTTCTTTCTAGTCTTCGATTAAACATTATATAACCCTCCACGTTCCATTAACAGCGAACCCAATAGTTGACATTGGTACTTGATAAATTGAATAGGGGACGCCACCATTTCTTTCCTTAACTCGCATAGTAAATTCAGGCGTTTTCTCCTCTGCAACATGCACCTCAATCTGAACCCCTGCTGGTGCTGGCAAAAGGTCTCTATATGTATAAAAAACGCTCTGAAGATTTTGGTCTTGAAAATAGTAATCAATTCTCATGACCCCACGATTCATTTTAATATAAACTTTACCTAAAAGTAATGTGTAAATGTGGTCATATATATATTTATAGGTCAATTTAGCATTATGGAGCGCTATAATCCTTAATTTGATAAGTTGACGAAACTGTTCGTCGGATAATCGATAATCAAAAGTATCTTCTGGAATAAGAGTTAAAGTCTTTCCAGTCCCTTGATTTTTTATTGTTCTAAACGATAAGCCATCTTCATCCCCACCGAGATATTGAAAGCTAAAATATTGGTATTGAAATTTAAGCTTGAAATAGTTGCGAGATGCACCAAAATATTTACCAACAATATCCAATTGATTGCCAATAGCGGTTTCAATGCCATAAGCATACTGGATTTCTTTCATCAAAGTGTAGAACTCTAGTAACTGAGTAACAAAAGCGCGCACAGTGGCTTTTGCCTTTGGCTTGTTGTGGTACTGAATAATCAGCAAGTTGACATAGTACTCAACTAATTTTTGTAACTCAGTTGTTTCCATCCGTCACCGCAAAAAAACTCTTTTCTAAAACAAAAACATTCTTTTTGGCTGTAGGGTATAACAAAGTCTTCCATTCAGTTGGAGACACCCCTGCTTGTGGTGTCCAACTAGAAACATCTCCAAAATAGTTAGAAGAGCACAACTGTATATATGATATAGGAGCCAATTGATATCTGATAGTGCTATTTTGACCAGCCACGTTGCTATAAAAAACAATAGAATTACCACTTACTGAAACCGTACACCTTGCAGTCGATAGCCCTTCAGCTATTACGTTTGCAATAGCCTGCACGCTTGTACATTCACTAAAATCTAGTCCTTTAGCTGTAACAAAGGCGTCATTATTAACTTGAATTGACAAAGCGCCGTTACTGACAGTTTGAAACTCAGAAACATCAATTGTTTGAGTAGTACAACTCCCATTAGTTGCAGCTGTGCCAGCAATAATCGAATATGCACCACTGCCCCCTAAATATGTTGAACTATATAAGTCTGTTCCGCCAGAACTTGATGCTCCAACATTCAGACTAACACTACCTCCAGCAATATTTGAAATGAATTGAATCGCTATTCCAGAAACAGATGCCGTGAACGGGAATCCTAAATTGAAAGCTTTAGCAGACAAAACCGCCGCTATATCATATAAACTCTGGCAAGCAGTAAAGTTCATTTCTTCTAACTGATATTCAGTAGCTCCATCT